CTTCACAGCTCCTCCGGATACTGTTGAAGTGGAAAAAGTACTAACAGATGCATAACCTGCATTAGCCACAGTATTGTCTGAAGACATTACCTGAGCGTGTACAGAAAATATGTTAGTGAATCCCACACCGGAGATATCCACAGACCACGTGCCGTTTGATGCTGTGGTTGTGGAAGCGTGACATACAAAAGGATCAGTCTCTGGCGCACCAGAGTTAGTAACAACACTTACGGTGAATCCCATGATATCTCCTAGATATCGAACTTTTGTGCCTTAATGAATATAGCTTGCGCCGGATCGCTTAAATTGGTGGCGCCTTTAATGGCAATTATGTGTCCTATAAGAACACCGATACCCTTAAAGTCTGGATTGAGAACAAAATTCTCATTGGTCAAAGCTGCCTGAGCATTAGCCAAATTGCTGTATACCGTTTGTCCATATTGAATAGCGAACTGCTCACTTACCAAGTTAGTAGCAAATTGGAAGATATGGTGAATGGTGCAAGCATTAGTACCACCAGGGATAGCCGTAATTACCCCGGCATTGTCATAGTTAGCCACGTCCAGTGTGGTTCTTTGTGTGAGACTCTGAGAACCGGTTAGCTGTGTAGCATATCTAAAGGCCGCTACAGTTACCGCAGGTGAGTTAACCATGTGAGGATTGGTTACTGAACTGACATAGTTGAATCCCGGAGAAAATAAACTTCCCGAACTTTTATTCCAGCTAAGATTTGCTCCGTTAGGAGTAACATCATTTCCTTCAATAGAAAATGTTCCCAAGGAGTAGAAAAAATCGTACATCTGATTAACAAATTGTCTATTAATAACCGGCGTTGTTTGGATATTGAAGATAGCATTGGCCGCTGAGCTATAAGCGGTAATACCCAATTGAATGTTTCCACGACGCTGAGTGGCTGTAGGTTGTGTAGCCTGCTGAACAATATTCCCATTGGGATCAACCATCCACCACGTCACAACGCGACTTGTAGATGCCAAAGGGATAGCTGTTTGGGCAGCAAGATTAATAGTCTTGACGAAGGTACTTCCCGGAGTGGCGTGATTTACGTAGTAACCTATCAGGGCAGTTATATTTACGGTCGCTGGATTTGTACCTACACTCATCACTCCGCCAGAAATTACCCCGGTGGATACAGAAGCACCTACGGCTTCCGAATTATCAAAATCAAAATTATTGTATAAAACGCCCAGCGGGCCAGTCATAGTGCTGCCACTGATATGAACAACCTGCCCGTAATTGGCAGCATCGGTAGAAACTGTGGCATTAGACAGATTAGTAATCTTTTGGTTATTCATACTTACTGAACTTGTGGGTACAGCCATTTGATCCAAGCGATTAGTTCTTACCACGGATTGTACGTTGGCTGTATTCGCCAATGTAGGTGAAGGATACGAACCTGCAAGATCCCCCGATGCCGGTCCGGAAGGTGGCAACGTAATGGGGACCTGACCGAAAGTAGCGGCATCACTGCTTGCAGTACCACCTACAAGATTAATTATTTTCTGATTGTTAAAATTTACCGAAGATTGAGGTGCGGCCATTTGGTCTAAACGGTTAGTTCTTACTACAGCCTGAACATTGGCAGTGTTGGCCAATGTTGGGTTGGGATACGTACCGGTTAAATCCCCTGTCGCACTTCCTGACGGAGGAAGTGTTGTGGGAATCTGTCCAAAAGTAGCAGCATCTGCGGCAGCGGTACCATTCTGCAAGTTTGTAATTTTATGCGTATTAAAACTTACGTCACTATTAGGCGACGCTAGCTGAGCGATAGTGGATGCTCTAACAATGGCATCTACATTTGCTGTATCAACCAATACAGGATTTGGGAAGGTCCCTCCTAAATCACCACCAGCGGGGCCGGTAGATAATCCGGGAGGACCCTGCGGACCTGCGTTGAAATTGCCTCTAGTCATCAGTAACCTACGCTAACTGTGTAATTACAGTTGGTACCTGCAATCATACGGATTTCGCTATTGGATGTTGTTCCTGCCACAACGTCTGGTGGAGTTTTAGGATTGGCAACAGTTATGAATCCTTGTGGAGCTACGAATAGACATTCGTCACCTGCAATAGTGGGATTGACCCCATCTACACGTGCCCACATATCAACGGTACCTCTATTAACGATTTCTATAGAGGATTTATAAGAAAGGGTGACAGTAGTAACCGTATTAGCAACTACTGTCCCACTTTGAATACGGAAAGCCATGCGGTCCCCCGGAACCTATTAAGTCCCATAAACAGTTACAGGACAGGCTGTACTTGAAATTAACAGTGTTTGTGTTCCGGATTGTACTCGTAATACTGGATCTTGTAGTAGTGCGCCATTCGGGAATGATTGTGCTTGTCCCGGTAATACCGGGTAAGCATCGTCTCCTGCAACAGTCGGTGTACCACCGTCTGTTCTTATCCACACCACATCGGTACTCTGACTTCTATTAACTACGGTGATCGTAGCGAAGTATTGAGGGAAATTGATAGGTGTAGATGTATCTGCAACAAGCGTTACTGATTTAGCTCTTTGTGCTGCCATTATCTCAACTCAATCACATAAGGACACGCCGTTACAGAGATCAAGCTGATAGGGGTACTACCAACGTAACCGACGGCTTGCTCTGTGGGCTGTGTAGGATTACCAAAAGTTCTTGTCTGGCCAGGAGATATAAGATAGTTGTCCGTGGTTGCCATGATTGCCGGAATAGTATCCAGGCGTGCCCATAGCTCCACATTGGAAGCGGCGGTTGTTGTAACCACCTGTGCTGTATTGCTGGTAGGCAAAGCACCGGATGGTGTAACGGAACCGTCATCCTGATAACTGAGGAATGCGAAATTCGTAAGAATACGCAACTCTCCGCTAGGAGTTCTTCCATATAAATTATAACCAGTGGCCCCGGATACTGCATTCCATGAAATGGTATTGAATACAGAAGCGGGAACAAGAGTTGCCGCATTTACACAAGTGACCTCAGCGGAAGCCAATGTCTCTCCGGCAGCATTAAGAGCGCTAACTCTGTAGCCGTATACGGTAGAACCGGAACCTGTGGGTACTGCTGCCAAACCTGTGGGAGGACTGAGATAGGCTACAGACTGAGTAGATACGTTACTTCTATTCGTAATAGTAATAGAGCTATACCATTGAGCCTGATTTACGTTGGCAGCCACATTGGCACCAGTGCTGCCGGTTATTGTTCGTGCCATATGGGTTCCTTCCTAAAAATAGCCAGGGCACAGTGAAATGCCCTGGCTATTAAACTTATCAGACACGTACGGTTGCGGCACCTGGATACTCTACCAACTCTGCATCCCATACAGCAGCCACTGAAGAGATGGCCTTGATAACTGTCTGAGAAGTAGTGAAAGCAGGCACAGCAGATGGGAAAGTACCTGTTGTGTCAGTAGTTGTAGAAAGCTGTGGGCGAGGGGACAAGTTCTTCAGAACAACGGTGGTCCCGGAAGCAACTGGAATACAGTCGGCTCCACCAACAGTGGGAGTGGAACCGTCAGTGGTTACCCAAACGGTTCCGGCTGGAGAGGCACCTACGGTATAGGCGACGCTCTTTCTCCATGAGGTCAGGGTTGTTGTAGCAACGGTAGAAGCGGTAAGCGTACCGTTAGCGGCGTGTACTGCCATAATTCACATCCAATTAAAAAGTAGTGGTTTGCTTTCTGGAAGCCGCCTTACGAACTACCTTTTCTGTTGTAGCAGCCACGGCCGTAGCTTCCTGGGCGACAGCAGCCGCCGTATTGTTAATGAGATTTCCAATGGAAAGCACTGCATTCTTCAAGGATTCATGGACAGCATCCTTGACTAGTGTTTCTACGTGAGAATTTCTCATGTGCTGAGAAGCGGCTTCGACATAGCGCAATACCTCAAGCGCATCACCCTCAGCCTTTTCTCTTAAAGAAGCAAGGGTTGCTTCAAAATTTTCAAGATGAATACTCATCAGTCTTCTCCATGTCTTGCTATAGCTGCATTGGTCCAGAACACCGCTTCCTCCAAGGCAGTAATAGCCAGGGATAATTCACGGCTGTCAGGAGCTACAGAATCAAGGTACTGTGCCAATTCATAAGCCTTGGCTCGTACGGAACTGTACAGCTCTCCTTGTTCCGGATTCTTAACCGGATGAAAAGTAAAGCGGTTATATAGATCTTCTGACTGCATCAGTCAGTTACCACCGCACCGTGAAGACGCTCGTAACGTCCACCACTTCTGTTCATCTGCTCATATCTGCGTGCAGAATTAGCATTGACATTTACTCCGCCCATGAACTCACCGAGCATGTCAGCAGAATCAATCCAGGAAGCGGAACCCACGTGGGCGCGTGCTTGCATTGTCTCTGCTGGGGTCTTGACCCAAACAGCCTTGTTGTGGTTAGGGCGCCCAGGAGCAGTCTCGTATCCGCTCATGACTCCAGTAGAGAAGTCTCTTGGAACATCAGTATCTGTGGCCAAACCTTCTTCGAAACGAAGAGGACCACGACGTGAACCATTAGTAGCCGCCTTTGTTTCGTACTTGGCAGCACCTCTGTCACGCTCAGGGTAACGTGGGGCTGGGGCTAATCCGCCACCAGATCCTTCCGTGTATCCAAATGCCATTTTATATTTCCTTTGTTTAAGACCGGTCTTAGTCTAATGATATACGATTATCTTCTTCGTCTATCGTAGAAGGGATTGTTGCTGACCTCAACAGACTCGTGAATACTCTCGGGAATAATGCTCAACGCTATAGCAAGGGAATCGCAGTAGTCATCGTGGGCATTCACTTCTTTAGGTGCTTCGGCCAACATATACGGCCCTTCGAATTTGACCTGTAGATCGCCCATTTGTTGAATGAAGTTTCTGTAGGTCTTCAGTTGTCTGGTAGAGGCATGGGAAGGCCAGCCGATCTTGCCTCGGTCCAGCATCTCTCTCAGATACTTCCAACGATCAGACTGAGCCGAGCGCTGGGAAGATACATCAATTATAGTGACATGTGGGAGCAGTACGCGTAAACGGTCGATAATCACGTCTCCCATACCTCCGGAGTCAACTCCGATTGCCCACACGTTGTAGTTGGAAACGAACTCCACAATACGGTGATACTGGCTTTCCCAGTCCATACCCTGTAGATCCAACCAATTAAGGATACGACAATTGTAGTAGCCGTACTCATCCGGTCGATTCCAATCTACGAATGTGGCAGTAACAATGGTACTGTCAATCTTTCGTGCGGGATCGATACCTACGATGATAGGTGTTTCATAATAAGCCTTAATGGTCTTCATGGTCTTGTCCCCCAGTTCGTCAAGACGTTCTGAGGTGGTAAACATTCCCTGTTCCAGAAGCCACATGAGGCGATAAGAAAGCTTGAATTCGTCGGAATCCTTACCCATGGTAAGCATATCCTTGGCAACACGCTTTTCGTAGCGCTTGTTCCACTTTCCGACTTCTCTGTAGTCTGCTTCAAAATGATTGATTTTGGCGCCGCGCTTCAGAGCATTACGCTTGTTGTGCTGAATATTTCTGTAGAAAACACCCTTCTCATAAGAAGGAGTGCCTGTCATTACCAGAGTCCCGTTGGTGGACGCAAGCATGGGGGAGATGGACTTGTCCACAACCTTCTGGTCCGCAACCTGAGACTCGTCAATCAGAGCAATGTGGTAAGTCTTACCTTCAATACTCGCTCTTGGGTGGGCAGTCTGTCTACGTACTAGAGATCCGCAACGCTCCAACTTGATTTCTGCACCACGACCCTTTATCCTTTCATCGATGGCAGGATCAAGCATGATTGCCTGAGCGCGCTCCGAAGTAAGCATGGAGACAATTCGGGAGAACAAAGTCTTGGCCATGTCATCAACAGGGGCGAACGCTCCTACCCACACACCTTCCTTGAAGGGGTCTAGCCATTCATTGAACGGTTCGACCTTGGCAAGGCGGGGAAGCATAATCATAAGAGTGGCGACAGATGCGGCTACTGTTTCGGTCTTTCCGCTCTGGCGAGCGAATAGGGCGGTAATGGTGGCACCATCATTGATAATCACGGATTCCATAAAACGTGCCGCAAAGGGACGCTGGTATCCGTAAAGAGGGTGACCTGACAACTCATCCGCAAACTTCAGTAATCTCTCAACCAAGGCATCGACAAACGCCTGAGATAGAGGATCAAGTTCTACAGATGTCTTGGCTAACGCCTCTCTCTCTTCGGCATCCAAATCCGCATAATCAACTTCATCAATCATCATATTGTTCTCCTAATAAGTTTCACGTACTTCCATTCTACTACAAAGGCAATATAATGAACGATTTTCAAAAGAATTTCACTGCCGGATTTATTGGCTACATAATAGGAACGTTTCTGGACAATACCCGTTTCGGTCATTGGTTCAACACCAATCCTACCGTTACAAAGTGCTGGAACGCAGGAAAGGCGATACTGTATACAGTATTCGCCTCCCTATTCGTATATTTCATATACTGTGTAGCTATTCAATTTTATCGATACTGAGGCGTTCTTCCAGCGCATCCATAGCGGCTAGGAGAGTAGTTGCCCCTTTACGTATATCTTCCATATAAATTCCAGCCTGGTGCGGATCATCCCGTGCCAGGCTTTTTCTTAGTTCCTGAACATTCTGGCCGAAAGCGGTATGCGTGTTGTCCACCCAACGGATCAGTTCGTCTATAGGCACCGAACGGAATCTCTTCCGCAAACGCTCTTGCATGAGAGAAGGAACAACTTGAGAGATTCGCGAAAACCTTAGCTTTTTCATATTTCCATTGCCTCTTCCAAGTAGTCCTTGTAGTCCATACCTCTGCCGCTCATACCCGCCAGAACGGCGTCATCTTCGTCTCTGTCAGCCGATCTCCACCATCCCAGTACGATCCCCCTAGAAGACCATGGGAGACGTGCTATGAGGCTCTTGGACCATCTGTAGGGATAGTCGGTCTCATGCGTA